TTCGGGCCAGAACTGGCAGATGGTCTCCAGGCCGGGGTTTTTTGTGTCGCCTCGCTTGATCTTCAGCAGTGTGTGAAAGGGCACGCCCGAACGCTTAGCGAGAGCCTGGAGGTCCATCCGGCTGAGGGCAGCAAGTTTTTCGCGGACCTGCTGGGTGGTGGGGGGTTGAATTGCCATGCCACCATCGTACCGCGTTCGGTACAAGCACGTCAACCGCGTTCGGTATTTTTTATTCGGTACTGTGCCACGATGAACCCCCAGAACCCCCTCGCCTACCTTTGGGAGAACCTCGCCTCCCTAATGGGGCAGCCACCAGATCAGCCGGGACTACTGGATCGCATTACTAAAAAGGTCGGCGGCGGCAGGGGCACGCTGCAACGCATTCAGAACGGCAAAAAGGATCTGAGCGAGCTGAAGCCCGGCGACAAAATCCCATCCGTTGAATTGCGGTCCCTCATGGCCATAGCGGAGGCCTTCTCCGTAGAGGTTTGGGAGATGCTTCGCCCTCCGCGTCGAGAGGCCAGCCAAGCCAGGGAGTTCATCACATCCGAGCTGGTGGAGTTGTCAATGTCACTTTCAGAGGATGAGCTTGCCGGCCTCGTTAAGGTGGTGAAGCTTGCGGTGCGTGAAAACAAGAGGGGAACCACCGAGGGGCCCCATGATCTCGCAAGGGTCAACTTTGTTCTTGAGCGACGACCCCAAGATGTTCAAGGGGCTCCGACTCGCAAGGGAGTGAAGTCATGGATGGAAATAGACCCCACCAGGCCAGGGACGCCGCCGCCATTGAACCCGGAGGGATTCAAGAGGCGGTCAACCGACACGAAGGACCGCAGCCAGTCGGAGGACGAGCAATGAAGGCGCCGTTCCGCCTGATTCGCGAGGAAATCTCGCACGACACCGTCGAGTGCTTGGACCAACTCCGAGAGATGGCTCAGCGCGGCGAGTTGATTGGCATCGCCTTCGTGGCAATGCGCAAGGGACGCAATTTCCTAGCTCATGCCACCGGGGAAACCTACCGCAACCCGACATTCACACGCGGGATGCTCCGAGACCTAGACGATAGCCTGGGGCGCATCCAAATCTAACGCGGCCAGGCCGCCCGCTTCTGCGGCCTAAGGGAGGACTTATGCGGTTGATGACATTGATTGCTGCGGCGGTTGCGTTGTGTGGGTGTGCCCAACTTCAGGAGGCTCAACGGCAAGCACAGCAGAGCCGCATGAACGCCATCGAGGCAACATGCATGCGATACGGCTTCACCAAGGGTTCTCCAGAGTTCGGTCAGTGCATGATGCAGATCGACCAGAACGCCCGAGCTACGCAGCAGCGCGCCGACGCCGAGTATCAACGCACACAGAACGAGATTTACAGGCAGCAGATGGAGAACATCAGGAGCAATCGGCCGCCTCCTCAGATCAACTGCACCAGCACGACAAGCTACGGCACAACCCGAACCACCTGCCAGTAACCAATACACCTCAAGCTGACCAAGCCGCCCACCAAGGCGGCTTTTTCATGTGCCCAGCCACTCGCGCAGCATCAACGCCGCCAGGAACGCCACGAATAGCAGGTGCTCGGCCCAGCTCCCGCGCCGCACATGCTTGATGTAGAGCATCCAGCGTAGTCTGCGCCCTAGCTCGCTTCCCTTTTTTCTCATGATGCATTGTAAAGAAGGCGCCGCAGCGATCTGAAGCGGACAGCCGCAACAGGCGGTGCCGGAAAGCCGATATAGGCGCTCAGGTATGGTCGCCAGGCGATCACAAGTTATCCGGACTGCAATCATTTGTAATCGCCTTAATCGGTAGATGTGTGGTTTGCGCTCACCCCTAGGCTTAGGGGGCGATCTACAAAAATATCTGCGCCATACCGAATTCGGTTGACACGGTGTACCGCGTTCGGTACATTAACTCCATCGACGCACAACGCGTCACAGATGGAGCGGCAGATGAGCCCAGCAGAGCAATACGCAGCGATGGACGACACGATGTGCATGTCTGTCGTGAGCGCGGAAGAGAAGGCGGCGGCGCCAGTGTTCTACGGCGCTCGCACTCCGCACGATGAGTACCGCGAGGTTCAGGGCATGGTTCGCAGCCTGTCTGCGCTGGCTGATCAGGAGCGCAGCAACCGGCACGAAGCGGCCAAGTCTCAGTTCATCTTGATGGCGCTCAAGAAGCATCAGACCGATGCCGAGCGTATGACGGTGGCTAACGGCATCGCCTCGAACTTCACCGACGCCCAGATGGTTGACTTCGTGCGTGCCAGCCTCAAGGGCGAGCCGCTCACGGCATCGAACATCGCCCGCGAAGTCTTGTACGCCGCTGCTGAGTCCTTCGCTGATCTGGAGGGCTGAGCCATGAGCACGAATGCAAAGCACACGGCCCTGCCATACGAGCCTGGCGCACGTTACAGCAACTCTGCCTATTACGACGTGGCGACCGCCGAGGTAATCCACGGCTGGCAGGTGTTCGAGCAGCGGCGCCCAGACGGTTCCCCGACAGGCAGGCGGTCATTCGTTGATTCCTCGGGGAATCTGTGCGCGATTGAGTTGGCTGAGGCGAAGCGCAATCACGTCATTCGCGAGGCCGCGCCAGAGCTTCTGGAGGCGCTGGTGGCCATGCAGGAGCTTGCCGCGTTACTTGCTGCTTGCTGCGCCGACCGCGTCGATGTCACGAACGATCCGCGCGTCGCTGCTGCGCGCGCCGCAATCGCCAAGGCCACCGGGGGCACAGCATGACCCACACCCCACAAGAGCGCGTATTCCTAGCCATCTCTGCGGCAGTGCTGTACCTGAGCGGTTCCGTGGTGTACGCCATGGACGCCGAAGAGACGGCCCAAGCTGCTGCGGTAGCTGATGGCGCGAGCACAGCGGCTGTTCTGGCTGCTGGCGCTGTTGAAAGCAATCCCATCGTCAATAGCGTGGGCCTGCTGCCGATCACTGCCGTCAAGTTCGCCATCCCCTACATGGTCCGCGATGCTGAGCCGGCTACACGAAAGGCAGTGCTAGTGAGTGCTTCAGGCATCTACGGCGGGGCGGCGGTGAACAACCTGCTGCTACTCGTCGGCGCCGGTCCTGTGGCCATCGTCGGCGGGATCGTGGCCGGGATCTGGTTCGGCTTCAACACCGCCGACAAGGTCGATGCCGAGTACGCCGCAATTGCTGCCCGCGCTCAGGCCGTGGCGCAGGCCGCCAACTGAATACGGGCGAAGCCGCCACGCCCTTTTCATGGCGGCAAACCTCTCTCTTACGGAGATTCTCTATGACCGATGTTTCCAAACTGTCCGAATACGATTTCGTCGTTGTGATCGACAAATCCGGCTCGATGGGTGAACCCAACAAGCCCGGTTCCAGCGCCACCCGCTGGGAGGCTGTCCAAGAAAGCGCGATGACCTTCGTTCGTGACATCGAGAAGCTCGACAGCGACGGCCTGGGCCTGGTTCTGTTCAGCGGCTCCAGCATCGTTTCCAAGGATGGCGTGACCAGCGACAACATCCGCGATGTTTTTGCCAGCAACCGCCCGAGCGGCTCTACACCACTTGCCGAAGCGCTGACCGAGGCACTGAAGCTGGCCGGCAAGTCCGACAAGAAGGACTTCATCGTCGTCTTTACCGATGGCGTACCCGATGACAAGGCCGCCGCCGCCAAGGTGATTGCCGACGCATCGCACAAGCAAGAGACCGACGACGCGCTGACGATCCTGTTCGTTCAGGTCGGCACTGACGCGGGTGCTGCTGCCTACCTGAAGTCGCTGGACGACGACCTGAAGGGCTGCAAGTACGACATCGTTGACGCCAAGACCGTGGCCGAGGCTGACGCCTACCCGAGCACCGCCGAACTGGTGCTTGCCGCCATCAACGACTGATCTTCAACCACAACGAAGCGGGGCTGCGGCCCCGGCTTCTGGAGCCTTTCATGATCGACTTCATCCTCTTTTGCTTCGTCATCGGCGTCTTTGCTTGCGGCTTCTGGTGCGGCAAGAAATTCGGATCGCTGAAGTCGATGATGAAAGCCGCCCACTCCACCGTCTCCGACTGGTTGAAGTGAACTGGCCATGACGAACCACCACGCAACCTTCTTGGCCGATGTCTTCCTGGCCTTCTGTATCGGGCTGACTCTGGCCTGGACCTTGTTTACCAATCTGTGAGGTACGCATGAAACAAGAACGCTACTGCTGCGATGGCCTGTGCGAACAGGGCCGGCATTGTCCAGCCTTCCCGCCCGCTTCCGAGTTCCAGTCCAAGCACCCCCTGCACCGCTGGTGGGCCGAAGAGCGCAATACCTGCGGCTCTGCCTGGATCGACTTCGCCACCTTCTGGCAACTGCGCTTGCCTCTGCTGCTGCAAAGCATCGATTGGGTCGGCTGGGTCTTGCTCGCCGCGATGGTTCTGAGCGCCGTCCTCGTCCTGATTGGTCTTGGTGGTGTGGCTGTCAGTCTGACCGGCATCGACCTGTCTGCACTCGTGAATGTGGCTTGGAAGAACTGAGATGAGCCAAGACAACAAAACGCACTGGAAGCGACTGATCAATCCAGACTACATCGGGGCGTATGCGCTACCTCCCGGCGACGACATGACCGTTGAAATCGTCTCCGTTGGTCGCGAGAAGGTTGTGGTGTCCGGCGGCAAGAAGGAGGATCACACGGTGGTCCGCCTGAAGGGCCAGAAGCCGCTGATCCTTAATTCCACGAACAGCAAGTCGATTGCGCGCCTGTACGGGCCGTACATCGAAGACTGGGCGGGCAAGAAGATCACCCTGTACGCGAGCACTACGAAGCTGGCCGGCGACACGGTGGAGTGCTTGCGCATCCGCCCGAACGTGGCCGAGAGGCAGAAGCCCAGCATCGCAGATACGCGCCTTGATGCTGCCATCTTGTCGATCAAGAAAGGCGACTACACGGTCCAGAAGCTCAAGGACAACTTCTTTCTGACGCTGGAGCAGGAAGACAAGTTGAACGCCGAATTGGCGCCGAAGCCAGAGCCAGAACCGCAGCCACAAGAACAGGGGGCAACCGATGCTTAAGATCCGCGCATCCTCCCTCGGGTTGATCATGGCCGAGGCGAAATCGATTGATCCAGCGCTGCTGGTTGGCGACCTCGCGAAGCTCTACAAGAGCCGGCCGACCAAGGACGAAGACAAGGCGGCAAAAGAAGCCGCGCTGGCTCCCCTGTGGGACCGCACGCTTTCCGCTGGAGCTAAGACCCACATTCAGGAGCTGGCGAAGCAGTACGTCTACCGCTTTCAGCCTGAGGTGACGACGAAGTACATGGAGAAGGGTCTCATCGTTGAAGACGCGGCCATCGAACTCTACAACTCCGTTTTCTTCACCTCTCACACGAAGAACACCGAGCGCCGGACGGTCGGTCATCTGACAGGAGAGCCCGACATCGTGGATGTGGCTGGGCGAAAGATCAAGGACATCAAAAGCTGCTGGTCTCTCGACACATTCCCGGCCATCCGCGCCGCTGGTGAGTGCTCCCTGTATGAGTGGCAAGGCCGCGCGTACATGAAGCTCTGGCCTGATGAGGTGGACGAATTCGAACTCGTCTATTGCATGGTTTCGACGCCGGAGGAGCTGATCGGTCACGAAGACGAAACGCTGCATCTGGTTGACCACATCGACCCCACCCTCCGCGTCACCCGCCTCACCTTCAAGCGCGATCCAGTAAAGGAGGCCTTGATCGACGTGAAGCTAAACGAGGCCAGCCGCTATTTCGAACTCGTGCTTGAGCAAATCGCCGAAGAGCACGCCTAACCCTTTAAGCGGCGCCCATGTCGGGCCATGGCAACCAACACGCTTTCGATAGCCATGCCGGGAGACCGGGCCGCACCTATCAGAGCCTCGTCCGGTTGCAGTAGGCAGTCGGAGAGTAGTACCGGGCGGGGCTCGCCTAACTTGGAGATGTGATGATCCCTACCATCGAAGACATCATTGCCGGCCTAATCGCTGGCCGCTACAACGCCGAACAGGCTGAGGCCTGGATCTCCCGGCACGTTGAGATTGCAACGGATGAGATTGCGTTGCGCGATCACTTTGCAGGGGCGGCGCTTCCAGCAGTGATCACGGCATGCGCTAGCGACACCAGAAAGCCCGGCGAGGCGCAGGAAGAGTACTTTGCTCGTCGCTGCTGGCATGTAGCCGACGCCATGCTTGCAGCGAGGTCCGCATGACCACAGCAGCAGAAGCAGCGAAGGCGATTCAGGCGGCGCTTGATGCGGAGCCAGCGGGCCTGTGCAAGGAGCGCGATGCTGGATACAACCTAGAGGTGCTTCGCCAGCGTCGAGATTGGATTCATTCGGTCGCCGAAACAGCATCGCCATACGCCCTCCGCGCCCTCCTAACCGAGCGCACCGCCCTCCTTGCAGCCCGTGAGCAGGATGCAATGGCCTTCCGCATCAAGGAGGAGGAGTGCGAGCGGTTGAAGGCTTGGAAGGCCCGGGTGATCGCGGCCGCCGAGGTGGCCCACGGCCCGGACGCCGTGCGCTTCAAGCTCTCGCTCCGGCGCAACGGCACGGCGACGAACGAGTTTCCGAAGCACCTTGATCAGCGCTGGGTGTCATTCGTCTATGCCGAGGACGACGCCCACATCGGCTACATCGCCAAGGCGCTTGCAGCCCAGCAGGAGAAGCAGGGATGAGCCTGATCGCTATTGCCTTCGCAGTCGGCTACTTGCTCGGCTCGCTACCCACACTGAAGGACCAACAACCATGAGCACCACACAACTGCCGCCTCTGACAGGCCGCGTGCACGAACTCAAGACCGACCCCGACGCGTTCGACGCGGTAGCTGCCGGACAGAAGACGCACGAGATCCGCAAGGATGACCGAGGCTTCGCTGTAGGGGATCAGTTGCTTCTCAGGCGCACTCGCTACACGGGCGCTCAGATGCACATGCGGCCTGAGCATTGCCCTCTGGAGTACACGGGCGCGCAGGAGCTTCGCATTGTGAGCCACATTCAGCACGGCTACGGCTTGAGCGACGGCTGGGTGATCCTAAGCTTCGCAGCTCCTGCCGCACTCGCCAGCGTTGAGGGTGAGCCGTCCCAGGCGGTGTACCAGCTTCAGAAAGCCGATGGCTCGTGGATCGACCAAGCAAAAGGCAGCTACGACTACAACGTGCGGCACGGCGCCAGTACGGTGCGCGTGCTCTTTCTCCGCCCCCAGCCAGCCCAGGCCGATGCGGCGCAGGGTGGGCGGGTGCCGGCCATCAAGCTCGACCACTTGATCCCAAATGCCATGCGCCGTTACTTTCGAGTTTGCTCATCTGGGGGGCTACCAAAGAAGACCATCGACAAAGTGATGGTGTACGTAGAAGAAGCAGAGCGACTGAACTACTTCAAGCTGGCAATCGCTGAAGCCATGCTCACCGCCTCACCCGAGCCCGCAGCAGCCGGCCAGGAGCCATGGGGGCACCTGAAGCGCTACGGCTACGCTCCTGGTAACTATATGTCCCGCTGCTCTACTTGCGATCAGGTGGTGAGTGGTCTCGATAAGAGGGCCATCCGCTGCAAGCCCTGTGCAGAGCAGCTACATACAGACCCACCCGCCAGCCAGGAGCAGGCACAGCAGCCCACGTGCACGACCTGCGCCGGTACCGGCGTGGTTGATGACGGTGAGATCGAGTCGGAAGGCGGGGCCAGCTTCGAAAACGGTCCGATCAAGTGCGTAAAGGACTGCCCCACTTGTAGCAAGACCGTCGCGCTGTCGGCAGCACAGCAGCCCGCGCAGGCTGAGGCCGGCACGGTGGGGGATGAGTGCGCGGCCACTGGCGCAAGCCACTCTTTCGGTGCGCATGGCCCGAATGGGGCCAGGCAGTGCCAATACTGCGGCGAACCGCAGTTCGAACAGGAGGCGGGCCATGTTGGCGATACGCGCTTTGAAGGCTGGCTTGGTTGCCACGAGCCAGACCGCACCGATGGCCGCTCGATGCGCTACACGAAGAAGGACATGCGATGTGCTTACTGGGCCGGCTACAGCGAGCGCGCCGCCCTGCAATCCGCCCAGGCGGTGGGGGAGGACAGCAAACGCCTCGATTGGCTGCTTCTGCGCGTCTCCGGGCAAGAGTTCCGCCGCATCGGTGTCTTCTACAGCGGTAACGCACGCCGGGCAGACATCGACGCCGCCCTCGCCAACAACCAAGGGGGCAAGGCGTGAGCAAGACCATTCCAATCCAACCGCTGCCGTCCTGCGCAGTACACGGTCTAGTGCGACGTGGTGCCATGTGCGGCAGCGTCGGCGTCGCCACTGACGACCAGGGCCGCAAGCTCTGCCACTTCAAGGGCGAGTGCCAGCACAAGCAACCGGACAACAACCAAGGGGGCGAGTGATGAATATCATGGAAGAGACCAAGCGCACACTCAACCTGCGCATCAAAGGCATGACCATGCGCGAGGTCAAGGACATCATCGAAGACAAGTTCGGCGCGCTGATGTGGCACGGCGGCGGAGCTTATCCGGCTGATGGCATCCAACTGCAATTCAAGCAGTTCGACGGACCTCAGAGCGCCGCCCTCTCCCGCCTGCAAGCCGAGCGCGATCAGGCACAGGCCAAGTGTGCAGAGTACGTCACCGCGCTGGAAGAGGCGGCCAAGAACGACGATGCGTACCGCGCGCAAATCGCCCGCATGCAAGCCGAGCTGATCTCGAAACAGGGCGCCATTGAGATGCTGAACCGCATGAACGACGAGCAGCATGCCCAGATCGAGCGCCTGCAAGCCGGGGGCGGGGTGGTGATTGGGTATCAAGCCCGAAGGCTGCTTGGCAACCCGAGCGTAATTGATCCGTTCTGGTCAGATTGGTCCGAGTGTTCAAAGGCGCAGTTTGATCAGTTGCAAACCGCGCCTGTTGATGCCAGCGGCATCCGCCATGAGGTCCGCGTCCTCTACACCCACCCAGCCGCGCCTGCTTGTCGCTCGCAAACCGCTGGATCTGATCTACAAGGCGACTTGACGCGCACCGATGAGCCACAACAGACCGCCGCGCCTGCGAAGGTGCTTGTGCCGTTGATCGCATTGCAAGAGGCGCACAAGTGCGGCTTCCTCCGCGCAGCCAAATGGTGCGAGCGTGATGACCTTGTTTTTGACGCCGACAGCCTCGCCTACGTCAAGGAGCGCGATCACGACATCGAGCTGATCGCCACCCACAACGGCCTGACTCTCGGCACTGACGGGGGTGAGGGATGCTAATACAACCATCGGCAAGCTTTTTGGTGGCATCCGAATGCCTTGATGCGTTCTCGATGGAGCCGATTCACAGTGACGCGTGTCCTCACTGCGGGTTGCAGGTAAGGCGCCCTGTGATAGCGAGAGAACGAGACATCAAGGATTTCGAGCGCCTGATGTCCGCAGCGCAGATCGTGCTGGAAAGGCACGGTTACACGGGCCTTGTGCTGTCTGAAGTCTTGGCGCAGTGCCACATAGAAATTGCCAAACGCAAGCCCGCCCGCACTGACGGCGGTGATGGCGGTGATGGCGGTGATGGTGGGGAGGGGAAAGTATGAGCATTGAAATAGGCAAGACCTACGAGGTGGCTTATCCGTTCGTCCTCGAAGAGGTTGACCTTCCACCAGACGACCCAGAGGGCGGCATGCGCAGCGTCAAAAGCTGGCGCCCCGGTGTGGGGTTCATCCACTCAGACCCGAATTGTGATGCTGACTCTTATGCCGACGCATTTGGCCAGATGCTGCTGACGGTCGTGGATGTGCACAAGCCTGGCAAGTACCCGGCGCGCGTCTTCTACACACGGAAGTGGCGAGATCCAAAGGGCCGCGAGTTTGGCAAAGCTGGCCTTCGCATCACGACAACTCCAGCCTTCAAGCGACTGCTGGCCGGCTACCGTCACGAGATCGATCTGATCGATGAGCAGTCCCCCACCCCCAACCAGTGAGACAGAGATGAGCAACCCATCCACCCGGGAAGTCGTGACTATCACCCTGCGCACTGAGCAAATGCCAGACGGCACTTGGTGCGCTCACATGATCGTGACCAGCCTCGCAAGTGAGTCGATGGCGAATGCCGCCATGAAGCATATGGAGCAGCTTTTCTGCGGCCATCAGATCAACCCGGCCGACTGAAGGACCACCCATGACCACCCCCACAGAGAAGCTGGCGGCCCGCCTAGAGCGCTATCGCATGAGCCCGATTTGCGACAACGGGTCTGATCTTGATGCGCTGATTGTTGAAGTTGTCGCCCTCCTGCGCTCCCAGCAGCCTCCAGTTATCAAGGATTCCTTAACAACTCAGCAGCCGGGGCAGGATGAGCGCGAGGCGTTTGAGGCTTGGTGGCGCACAGACCAAATGAAAACGTTCCCCTATCACGATCAGCCAGAGCGGCTGGAGCATTGGGGCGCTGGCTACAAGCCGAAAGCATGGCTCGCATGGCAAGCCGCCCGCCTCTCCGCTCCACAGGCAGCGGGGCAGTGGCTGGACATTGCGACGGCGCCACGAGGCAGCGGCGAGAATGGCCCGGGGTCGGTGACGCACCCAGACTACGTTGAGCCGCCCAAGCTGCTGTTGAACACTGCGGAGGGCGTGGTCGTGGGCTACTACGACTGGTACTACCACCCTGGGTACGGGCGCGGCGCAGAACCCGGCGTGTCGGCGTGGCGCGACAGCAGTGGCGGGCAGGCGTATGCGCCCACGCACTGGATGCCCCTGCCAGAACCACCCACCCCAGCCGGAGAAGGCGGATGAGCGACAGAGAGCTTTTGGAGCTGGCTGCGAAGGCGGCCGGGTTCGTGGAGATAGATTTTCTCGCAGCGGATCACCTGGCGAATGTCTATGACGCAGAGGGCAGGCAGTTCACCTGGAACCCCCTCACAGACGACGGCGACCATGCCCGCCTTGAGGCCGCATTAAACATCGACGTCGAGTGGCACACCATCGGGGTGGTTGCGATCCTTAATGACAAAGACCTGATTCATCACACCCATCGCTTCCGCGAAGTCTACGCAGACCACGGTGGCGACAAGCAGAAGGCGCGCCGATATGCAGGCGTCCGTGCTGCCGCAGCCATTGGAAAGGCCACCCCATGACCCCACAAGACATCGAGCGCATAGCGCGTGATACCGGCGAGATCGCTTTCTCGGACGGCAAATACATACTGCACAAGGGTGACGCGATCATGTCGCCTGATGCGCTTGCGGCTTATACGGCCCAGGTGCTGGAAGAGGTGGCTCGGGAACTTTTCAAGCGGGCCTGCCGTGACGGCGCTGCGGATCGATCGGTTCACGGTCAAGACGACGCCGAGCACATCCGCACCATCGCAGCATCACTCGGCGGGAAGGATGGGGGTTGAGATGAACCTGAACGACAAGATCGCGAACAACGTGTGGGACCACGTCGCCGACGTGATGCCGACCCTCAAGGCGGCCAGCAAAGGCGAATGGACTTGGTTCAACAACTGGCCGTGCAAGTACATCGAGCTTCGCATTGACATGCGGGATGGCGGCTGCCTCATCCGAGACCGCGAAGGCAACCGCATCGATCCGGAGACGTTGCGGCACCAGGCTTTCCAGGGCGGTGGTGAGCCATGGCCGGCACGCAAGACGCCCGAACCGCAACGCTGCCCCAGCACGGGCGAGCTTTTTGGAGAGTGAGCATGGAAGTACAGAAGCGACTCGACACGGCCGGCATCGCGGCCATCCTGGGCTACTCGGTGCGCCATGTGCGCGACCAGATCACGAAGCGCCCCGACTTTCCCAAGCCGGCCATCGCCCTGAGCCAGAAACACCGCCTCTGGAATGAGGTGGACGTTCTGCGCTGGCGCGATGCCATCAGTCAAGCTGCTTAGCGATGTCCTCGGCGGTCACCCGGTAGTAATGCTGCTGGAGGATCTTCAGATCCCGGTGGCCGCTGATCTTGGCCAAGGTGAGCACGTCCACTTTTCGGCTGAAGCGCGTCAAGGCGCTGGCCCGGGCGTCATGGAAGTGCAGATCTTCGATCAGCGTGTTCGCCTTGGCCTTGCGGAAGAGGGCGTCCAGGCTGGCGCTGGACAGCGTGAAGATCTGCGGCGCCATGACGGGCTTCAGCAGCCGGACGGCATGCCGTGACAGCGGCACCTCTCGGAGCTTGCCTGTCAGGTGCTGCGTCTTGTGCGGCACCTTGGCCACCCGCTTCTTCAGGTCCACCCTGTCAGCCGTCAGCGAAAGCACCTCGCCGGCCCGCATGCCGGTGCGCAGCGAGATCATGAAGGCCAGGGCCGCCTCCTGCATCTTCGTCACTGGGCGCTGCCCCGTGCGGTACCCAAGCCACCTGACGATCCGGCGCACCTCCAGCGGCTGGATGATCCGCTCACGCGGCGGGTTGTCCCCTGGCGCCTTCATGCCCTCGAAGGGGTTCTTGTCGTTCCACTGCCATTCCTTCCAGGCAATCCGGAAGACGTTGGACATGAGGTTGATGTGGCGCTGGACGGACCCCGGCGTGACCACCTTCAGGCGCGCGTCTCGCCACTCGACCATGTCACTGGTCTTGACGTCCACAAGCTGCTTGCCGGCGATCTTGGGGAAATCCCGCACGAAGGCATCCAGCCGCAGTTTCTCGGCGCGCTCGCCCTTCTTCTTGGGGCACACGTCGGTCTTGTACCGCTCGATAGCATCCGCAAGAGTCTTGCGCGGGAAGCCGCCATCTTTGACGGCCAGGATCTCGGCTTCTTCGGCCTGCGCCCACTGGAGTGCTTCGGACTTGGTGCGGAATGACTTGGACTTCCGAACGCCGTTTCGCTCAACCTCGGCGCGCCACCTGTCGCCGTTCTTCCTGATGTACGCCATGCGGGATTCCTTGCGGGCCAAATGCGGGACGCATTCGGACGTAGGACGGCATTGTGCGGGATATGCGGGCGTAAAAAAGCGCCGTAAATGCGGCGCTTACAGAGGGAAAACGGTGTATATGGACGTTTAGTCGTGGTGCCCCGGGCCGGACTCGTGTAGCCTCATAAAATGGCGGAATGCGGGAATTTCGCGGGATTTGTTGCCGCGCCTCCCGGCGATGCGTAGAATGGTGGCGTTGCACGTTCTGGCGAAAGCCTAGTGCTGGCGCTCCGGAAAGACGGGGGATCTTCACGCATGCTGATTGATGCGAGTTCACCAAACCTGCGCCCCGGGGCACCGCGAGCGGGTAGGATCGGAGACGGTAGCAACCTGGCCAGGGTCAGTCGGCAGTCGTGAGGGTGAATGCCAAGCGCATTTTGGACTGAATGTCGTCAAAAGAAGCTGCTGCGATCGGTCCGGCAGCCCCCTCTCACCCAACCCGCCAGCCCCGCCACTCCTTCGTGATCGGAATCTGATGCTCCGGCCTCACCGGCTCCTTTGCCAAGTGCGCGACGATGAGCGCGAGCCGCTTTGCCCCGCCTTGAGGTAGCCGAAGGCCGAAGCGCTGGGCGAGGCGCGTGGCCTCGTCAATCTGGGCTTGCGTTACGCATTCACTCATAGAATGGAAGCCATGAAAGAAGCCTATATCCGTCAAATGCAAGGCGCCAGAGCCTTGAGTGAGCAAGAGATGGCGGCCATGCAGGCTCGCTGGGCCGAGGGGGCGCAAAACGCTGGCATACATCGCCAAATGCCGGGCCTGCAAAACGCCGCCACATGGATCGCGGATGCCGGCTCTGTCCAGACTTCACGCCCCAAGGATTCATTCCTGACGCGCATTCTGCGCATCCTTCGCGGCGCTCAATAACGGCTGATCGCTGATAGGTTCGCTCGACATATCAGCGCAATGTGTCGAATTCAGCGCGCTGGATCGACATGACAGAGGGCGGCGGCGCGGCACTCACGATAGACACCGATCACCTCAATCAGCTTGTCCGTGGTCGCGCCCATCGTCCGGTCCGGGAGCGCTCCCAGATCCTGTGGGCACGACGCCGTCACCAGCGCCTCGCAGCGCCCCGTTGAGGGCGTCGAACACCCGCTCGTCATGAGCGCAAGCAGAATCGCGGTACACAGGCACCTCGCGCGTGACGGTCTTGACACGGGTGACAACTTTGACGGATTGGGTCTTGGCTTGAGCGACTGCATTGCCGGCTCCTTTCTGTGCAGAATCGTCCGCTTTGGACTGACTGGCCACCACGGACGCGGCACCGTCTTGCCGGCCCTGGTAGTAGATTGCGCCATGGGTGGCGGCGGCCAGCACCACGGCGCCGAGGATGGCGGAGGGGTTCATGACACGGTGATCGTGATGGCCTGACCCTTGGCCTTTGCGGCCTTGAGCTTGGCGAACAGGGCGTCAAACGCCGCCCGGCTGGAGAGGATGCAGTTTTGCCCCCTCCCCTGCCCCACGAGAATGCAGCCCTCTGTGTCGCTGGCCGTGTTCCCTGGGTGAATGCGGATGCCGATGAAGTTCTCCACCCCGATCAGCAGCGGCAAGTCGCGCTTGAAACGAGGCGAACGCGTGATGTCCACGCTGTAGGTGCCGCGCGGGATGGCGGTCTCACCGTACACCTTCACCCCATCGGCCCGCACCACATCTTCCAAGGTGAAGCACTCGTGCTTGCCGTCTATCAACAGTTCGCCGATGGTGCACACCTTGCCGCATTCCGTGCGGCGCAAATCAAGTTTCATGGCAGCAGCTCCTTTGCATCGCGGTAGATGTCGTCCCCGGCCTTGTCCTTGAACTTGGCCATGGTGTTGAAGGCGATGCGCACCAGCACCCAGCCAGGCAGGCCGCAGGCGAACACCGCGCCAATCACTTGGATGAGCCCGAGCACCACCTCAATGTCGTTGTGCGACGTCAGAGGCGTGTGCAGGCCAAGGTAGAGCACGACAGCAGCCCCAAGGCCGAACGAGGATGACAGTGTGCTGATGAGCGCCATAGCCCACTCCCGGGTCGTCCTTGGTTGCGTGGCAATCATCACCAGCGCTGCCGCCAGCGAGAACCCAAGGAAGGCCAGCGCGCCAAGCGCTACCCAGAATGTCATTCCCAAGATGCGAGCCACCTCACCGGTTCCCGCTGCTGCTGATGCCTCAACTGCCATTTGCTTGCTTTCCATGTGCACAGAACCTCGTGCGTGCGTTAAGTGAGATTGCGCGCAGCTAAGGCATCCGCCCTCACCCGCTCGATTGCTTCGTCCGTCGTGACTGGTGCGTGTGCAGCCGGCCACGGCGGGGAACTGATGAGATCCACCAAGGCGGGAGGCTCGGGCCTGGGCTTGGGCTTCGGAGGGATTGGCTTGTGCGGCCTGGCGAGCGCCTGCCGCCCCTCTTCAGTCAGCACGTAGCACCGCTCGACCAAGCCGAACTGGCACAGCCGATGCAGCGCCCATGTGACGAAAGAAACGTCGTCACACCGGACCTGGCCGCCCAGGACTGCAAGCTTTTGCAACAACTGGTGAGGCTTGGAGCCGGTGTAGACGCGCTTCATGATTTACGTCCTGACGCCTTACAGGTTGCCTTCGCTGACCCAGGTGCCGGGCACGCCTGCTGCGGTGCACAGCCAGCGCTTGGCCGATCCCACGGTGGGCGTCTGCCGCTCGGTGCGGTCCCCAACCTCCCATTGCAGAGTGGTCGGAGCCGCGTCGGCGTGCAGCACGTTATTTACCGTGGCAACCTGCACATCTCCATTGAAAACGCGGATGCTTCCGAACTCGATCTGCTGTGCGTTGTTCAGCGCAGCGATGGACCAGCCGACGCGGTTCTGCGAACTGACAAGGTCCCAATAGAACGGCACGTTGACGATGTGCCGGCCTTGGCGGAGCACCGTCACGGTGTCGAGGTCGCCCCCAAAGAACGTCACGGCCACTGGGTGTGATGTCTGCACCGTCACCTCATAGACCGCCGTGTAAATGGCCGTACCGAAGCCGGTCAACTGGTTGCTCCATGTTTCGCTGACCGTGCCGTCATACGCCGAATTGGCACCCACGTAGCGCCGCGTGGGCTGCCCATGAATGCCGGTCTGGTTCGTGATGGTGGTGTTCGCGCTGGCCCCGCCTGTGGCGGTGTTCGCTCTGGCTTGGGCCACCTTGTCCGAGACAAGCAGAGAGCCGCCCGAGCACGTCGTGTCGGCCTGTAGCACCGTGCAGCGAGCCATGGCGCCCACGAAGCCCTGAAAGCTTGACTCTTCCCGAACGTTGCCCTCAATAATCCAGCCAGCCAAGTAGCTGCGGATGCTGGAAAGGTTCGTGATCCCGGCATCGAATTTGAAACCTAAGCTGTTGACCTGCCCCCGGTTGTTCCTCCAGAGGAAGAGGTTTGGCACGGCGTAGAACTCGACGGCGTACTTTCCGGCGCAATAGGCCTGGCACTCGGTGACTGCCAGCACGTTTGGCACGCTGGCGTCAATGCCCGCATAGTTCTTAACCAGCGTGGCCCCCGCCTCGCCACCGAAGCGCGTCCCCGGCGTGAAGGTCAGCGACGAGTAATTGACACCCCATACGGTGCTGCCACCCATCGGCACGCCACAAACCCCATCCACGACCGTTTCACACTGGTGCGTCAGATCGCCAGATTGAACGAAGGTGCCGGCGACAGTTGCCCATCCGCCCCGGATGGTGCACAGGTCACCAGTCACGAACTTGTAGACGGTCGCCCCTGGATTGGTGTTGTAGACCTTGCACTCATCAATGTTCAGTCGGGTTGATGCGCTGTTGCCGTCTGTCTCGACAGCGGAGAGTGTTTGCTCGTGGAACTCGTTGTTGCGCACGTTGATGACCGTGCTATCAACGTTCCCGGTTTCGACCTTTATTGCGCGGCGCCCCGCCATGAAGACCAGGCCCTCGATGTCGGTCATGTAACCGACCGTGAAGATGTCGAAGGTGTTTGTCGTCGGGATGATCTGCGCCCGCGAGCCTGTGATCTTGCAATAGGGCGGAACTGGCAAATTCCGCGATACCTTGAACTTGCCCGAGCCAAAGTCGATCAGGCTCATGGTCCCGGCCGTCACAGATGAGCCAACCGCGCCCGTGTACCTGGCCGCATTGATCGCGGCGAACATGTCTTCAATCGCATCTGACGCGTCGATCACGCCGCTCTTGTCGGCGCCCCAGTCGCAAGGGTTGAACGGTCTATCGCGGAACCACAGCGACAGCGCGCGGCCGACGTAGCCTGCGAGCCCCCCAAGGAAGATGCCAACGAGGCTTACGCCCTTGTTGGCGTCGGTAGTGTTCGACAAATCAGAGACAAGACTGCCGGCCTTGTCTTCTATACCATCTGTGGTCCTCCCGTTTGCTCCATCTTCATCGGTTACGTAGTACGTATACGCCCCCGAGCCAAGCCATGCGCGCGCCTCGCCCCTCGCATCTAGGCTCACATACTTGTTGCCGAATCCATCGGTGGTGTACGTTGCAGGCGTGCCCAGCGTGGCATCCGTGTACACCGCCTTGTGGGTTGTCGTCCCGCTGGAATATGTATAAAGTCGGCCACCTGCGAGTGGAGTGCCATCGTTGGCAAACTCCTTGAACCGAATCGATGAGGGCTGAAAGGACATCTATGGGCCTCGGAAATGAAAAAACCCGCCACTTGGGCGGGTTCTGGGGGTGAGGTTTGATCGACTACCTAATTTGGAAATTAGTAGCCATGAGCGTTGTCGCGTTCTTGGTCGGCTTACTCACCGACTACCCGATGGAGTAAGGGAGACTGGTGCGGCGCGGGCCAACGCCTGGGTCAGCATATTGATCTCATCGGCGCCAATCTGTTGTTGAACCTGCGGGTTGCGCAGCAATGCGTTTTTGAGCGCGGTACTGTTCAGCATGGCATTGGCTCCGCGCCCTGCGACGGCAGCGCCGGCCAGATATGGCAGCCCAGCGAGACCGGCAGTGCCCGCTGTGGCCGAAGTTGCGGCGCCACCGATCACCAGCCTCTGAAGCGCGCCATGCGGGCTTTCGCGAGTCTTGACAAACTGCGCGGCAATATCAGCCAGTTCCTGCAACTCCTTGTTTTTGATGTTCTTCATGTTGCCCAGGCGCGCGGCAGAGATTTCGCCTTCCGCGCCGTTTTGGGCCAACTTTTCCAAGGCGCGCATGTTCCCGTACTGCTGGCGCACTTTGGAAAACGCCTTAGCCCCATCCTTGCCTAGCGATTCATTCAGCCCGTCCATGATGACGTCGCGCAATTCGCGGGCGTGATAGGCCTCAGGGCCAGCGCCGCGCCCAAGGCGGTCAAGGGTGCGCTTGATGTTGTAGGCGGCCTGGCCGTCAATGGTGCCGGCGCTTGCCTTCTCCATGATTTGGCCGATTTGCTTGTTGATCGTGGCGGCAGCATCACCGACAAGCTCATCGTTTGCCGTCCGCTCGACATTCGCCAGCTTGGACAAAAACCCGTCACTTGCCTTGATGTTGTTCGACTTCAGGACTTCATCAAACTTGCCGCCGAGGTCGTCGGCGGCGTTGCGCAGTGCCATGGTGACGTTATCCGACTCCTGGCCGACCGTGCGTGAAAGCGCCGTGTTGAGCTGCTTGGACATGCGCTCGCCAGTGGCCGCGCGACCGCTGAGCGGCACGTACTCAAGCGACGCAGCCAGGGCATTCAATGGCTTGCTGTTTGCGATTCTGTCAGCGGGGATGTCAATCCCAAGCTCCTTTGCCCTGGCGGCTAGCTTTGCGACTTCAGGGCTGACCGCGAGCGAGTTGCGCACAGCGCGACCTGCGGCCCCAGCGCCACGAACGGCAACAGGTATAGCCGCACCAAGCATCGCACCAGTGCCGGCAGAATCAGGCTCCACCAGAGCTGTAGAGGCCCCGCCATTGATCGCGCCACCCGCCGCCCGGATCGCCATATCTCCGACTTTGCCGCCAACCCCCGCTGCTGATTTGCCGCCCAAGCTTAAGCCGCCAGACTGAACTGCCGCCGCCAGCTTGTTAACGGCTGGCGCAGCGCTTCCGGCCATTGGAGCAGCTTTGGAGATTGCGCCGCCAATCAGGCCGCCGATAGGGGCGGTCACAACCACATCGGATGCGATTGAGCCCATGGTGTTGGCCAGCGGGTTAGCCTCCTTATAGGGTCGATTCTCAGCCGATAGCTTTGCCTGCCCCCGCTCCGCATCATCAATGAGCCACTGACCAGCCCTGCCGACGACGGAAGAGGGCTTGCCGGTGACAAGACTGGAAAGGCTCTTGCCGCCCGCTGCCTCATCGATTGCGCGCACACCTTTGCCAAGCAGCTTCTGCCCCCCAAGAACGGTGTTGCCAAACCTCTGCCCAGCACCGGCTGCAACGCTGGCCAACAGGCCTGGCGCATCGCCCCCGGCGCCTTGACCGCCTCTACCGCCATCAAGTGACGATACCGCTTTGCCGAACTCTTTCTGCGCCCGATCATGAACAGCGTCAGGCGTGACATCATCCGGTGCATTCTGGTAGACGTGCGTTGAGCCGTCATCAAAGGTGACAGTGATGTTTCGCGGCATTACCAGTTACTCACGGATGCGCCGGCCTTGGTTTTGGCTGGCTGCTTAGAGTCAGTTCCCCAGGCGCCAGTCGCCCCGCCACCTACGGCAGGCTTTGGCGAGCGACGTGATGCGGTGTCAATCGGCGGAGCGCCATAGTTGCCACGGACCATATCTAGATTCATTTCATGAGCCTCGACTGCCCGCTCGTTTAGCGCCTGGATTTCTCGCAGGCGCTGCGTCACCACGCCAGGGTCATTGATGTTGGCTAAGAGCTCGTTCCATGCGCGCTGCGCATCCCCATCCGTCTGGACGCCCTTGTTGAGGCGGAGCGAATCGTTCCGGAGCTTTTCAAGCGTTGCTTTGAGCGATGCGAAGTTCTTGCTTCCCTGGTCGCTCAGTCCGGCCAAATTCTTTCCAGCGTTCACCAGATTTCGAACAGGCCCCAACTGAAGTTCACCGGACTCGATTTGGCCAAGGACTGCGCCAAGATCGGCTTGAATGCCACCAGCAATGCCGATTGCATCTGCGGCTTCTTGCTGCATCTTCAGCGCACCCACTGGCAGCGGCTTGCCGCCTCCTGGTGCTGGCCCGGCTACGGCCCTCTGGGAGGCGATTCCCTCAGTTGCCATGTTGTGGCGCTTCGATTCCGCAAACTGATCCCGCTGGAGAGAAAGTTGCGCCGCCTGGCCCGGCGCCATGTTGAGTTTGCTTTTGCCTGTGACGGTGATCGCCCCAGTGATCGGGTCGCGCATGCGGTCTTGCACCGCGTCGCCAGTGTTCAATGTTTCGAATTTGGGTAGCATCTGCTCCGCTGAAAGCGCATGCCCCGCCGCCCACTTGCGGATGTCATCAGGCGTCTGGAGCATGGCAATTGCCTGTCGCTCTGCGTCCATGTTCTGCTCAGAGATGCGCTCCATCTCTGCAATGGCCGACAGTGCAGCCTGGCTCGACGGATTGGCCATCACCTTGCCGGCAAGGTCTTTCTGCACGCCCAGCACGAACTTGGCCTTTTCCTGCGTCCACTTCTCGGCCTTGCGGCCCTCTTCGACCTTGTTTTGATCGAACGACTGCCGCTCCTTGGCGCCTTCGTAGTCGCCAATGCCGACAAGCTCGTCAGCAGAGGCGCCGCGCTGGCGTGCTGTGCGAATGGTGTTGAGAAGGTTCTGCTCCTGCTTGTACGCATCGACCTTCTGCGAGTTCAGCGCGTTAGCAAGCCGGGCCGCCTCGACCTGCTGGCGCTCTGCCGAAAAGCTCTCAGGCGTGCGAATGTTCAGCAGGTTCTGATAGATGCTGGTGTCAAGTGTTTGTGCCATAAGAACCTCAGAAGAAGCCGCCGCCCATTGCCATGCGGGCAGCGTCTTGGCCGTAACTCGACATGCGGTTCATCGCATTGCCAAACAGATTGCCTTGGACAGAGAGTTCCGCTGCCTTCGCGTTGCCCTGCTGATATGCGCTGTTGCTGAGGGCGTTAACCGCGTTTTGACTGGCGCTGCCCATTGCGCCTGCTGCGGCCTGGCCGCCAGAGCGAATGGCGCTCAGCAGGTTCACCTGGTTCGATGCGCCCTGCTGCTCCCGATTCCACCAGTTTCCATAGTCGGCATTGGCGATGTTCTGGGAGCGGTCTTGCAGGGCCTTCAGGGTCCGACCGGAGTAAAGCCCGCCACTCGCGGCAGCCGAGTTCTGGGTAATGCGAGCCCCTTCGTTCTGCTGCCATTGGTAGGAAGGATCACGCTGGTACTGCTGGAACGTCGGCGCCTTGAGTTGTCCCGAGGTCATGAGCGCCCTCAGTAAGTCGTTCGCCTGGTATCCCGCCTCAAGAAACGGCTTGTTGTCGGCGCGAATCAAGTCCCGGGTTTCGCGGGTTAGCGCATCAGAACGGTTCACTGCCGCGTACTGGGCGTCTTCGGCGTCCTCGGCTTGGCTGCCGCCGAAGATACTTCCCACCAGTGATTCAATTCCCATACGTCACCTCAAAATGTGCTTAGTGCCTTCAAGGCGAAAGCCAAGTCGCTCAACAAAACGTGCGCCCTCATGGGTCGTCGCGTGGGTAATAGCCATGCCGTGCTCTGCTACAACGCCACGCAGGATCCGCAGCATTGCCTTGCTCATCCATCTGCCTTTGAACGCCGGCAAGATGCAGGCGTGTATCTCTGGACCTTTGACCATCACGGCCCCGGCGATCTGTCCATCAACCGTGACGGCATGGCAATCCCACCCGTTGGTCAGTTCGCAGAATTCAGCGAAGGACCAATCCGCCCGGGATCGCGTTGACTCCCAGGCGGCGCACAGTGCTTCCATTTACGAAATGCGGTTCACAAACCCGGTAACGTTGATCGCCCCCGCCGTGCCAGAGAACGCCCGAATGGCCAAACCGTTGTTGATGTTCTGCCCGACAGCGATGGCGATGGGCTCACTCTTGGCGGGGATGTCAATGGCCTTAACGATGTGGTCACCCGGGTCAGTGGCGCCACCGAACTCAATGGTCAGCGTTGCCGTTGCTGCGGTGACGTTGGATGCCCATAGATAGACCTCATCGAAGCCTGTCGCTCCGGTGATTGCGGTATGCAGCAGCGTCCCGGGCGTGGCGACTGCGGCGACAGGGATGGGCTTGCCGTTCGTGCTACCGGACAGCAAGACGCGCGAGTAACTGGCCATTTAGCGGGCTCCGAAGATGCGGTTTGCAAGGATTGAGCCCGCCTCGTCTGGGCGCGGCTTGTTCGTGATCTGGCGCGGCAGAAATGGCAGCAGGGCCGCTTTCAGCGCCTCAATATCGAGTGCGACGGTGAATCGGTCGATCCCGCGCGAAACCACCATGTACGCGCCCTGCTCGACCTTCTTGTCGGATGCGCGTGGAGATCCACGGCTGAAGACGTTGAAGGCGGACGAGAGGGCCGATTGCTCCAACTCGATGTTGGTCAGCGCCTTGTCTCCACCAGAGCGGTCGCGCTGGGATTCGAGGTAGCGCAGGAAGTCGAACGATGCATACACCGGCATACCGCCAGCCGTGCCGATGGCAACCCGGTCGTTGTACTGGAGAACCTTGCTCACACAGTCCTCACGATCACGTCAGACGGGTTCCACGGCACGTCATCTGTCACGCGCAGCTCGTACACCCTGCGATGGGCCGATCCCATGGCATGCAGGCTCACGTCTTGATCGAAGTTGCCGATGTCGCCGAGGCTGATGTATTCCCAATCGCCCCACTGATTACCGCCGTCGTCGGACCAGCGGACCATGAGATTGCCTCCGGCGCCTGTGTCGCAGATCACTTTCAGTTCTGGAAAGCGGATGCGCTTACCGTCCGGTCGCTGAGCGACAGGCATCACGCGTGAGCGGCACAGCACATCACCTGCGTTGCTGCTTGCTGTGGCGTCGAGCTGATACAGCTTCCCGTCATCCGCCCCGACCAACGTCTTGTTGAACGCGAACAGGTGGACATTGCCGCGATGCTTGGTGTACTCGCCATCCACCAGTTCTGCGGCCTCAGTCCACATGCGCGATGCGACGTCGTAGACCATCGTTGTGTCTAGGGCCGGCACCTGAAGGCAGTACATCGCGTTGCCCTCAAAGACCATCGAATATGCGTAGGCACCAGACAGGTCAATGCCGCTCAACTTCTCCTCTTCGGCCCGTGTGCTGATCCGCTGCGGCGTGTAGCCGTTCAGCCGGTACACCACCCCCTGGCCGAACTCTTCCGACGATCCGACGAAGAACACCGAGTTGTCCAGGCGGCGAACGCTGAATGGCGATTCGCTGCCAACCTCGATCACGCGCCCTGTCTTGATGACCACATCATCGCCACCGATCACGCGCCATGGCTCGATGGTGCTCTTGCCGATCAGCAGCAGCTCCTCATTCGAGACAATGCAGGCCGTCAGGTTGTCTGGAGACGATTCAGCAGTCGCAAAGCTCAAGCCGTCGATCACCGAGGCATCGCCGACGTTGGACCACCAGAGCCGGCCAGAGCCTGATTCGATACCGAACAGGAACTCGTTTAGAACCGCGATGCGCGGGCCGCCTGGGTAGCCTGTCGCCAGCGTCAGAGCGTTGGTGGTTCGATTCAGCACATACAGGCTGCTGCCATCAGTCGCGCAGATTTGGGTGGCGTTTGCCGCAAAGTCAGCCCACGACGAGCCAGCGATGCTGCCAAGTGAGGTGGATGTGCCGTCAGATGCCAGCTCCAGCAGCGAGCCACCAGCCACCACCAGTGCGCGACCGTTGCTGTTGATGGCGCCACGGATGGCCCCGCCAAGGTCAGCGAACTCCACCAGCCCAGGGAAGTCCTTGAACGCGTTGCGCGTCGGCTCGCCAGGCGCCTCAACCGGCACAGGGATGAGGTTTACCGCCCTCTGCTTCGGCCCTGAGCGGTTGCGCAGCTTGTAGGAAGGGCCTGCGATGGTCATGCCAGGAACTTGTTCGGATCGTTCAGGAAAGCGGACGTCGAACGGCGGCCATCCATCTGACGCGTCTTGGCGCCGGCCGACACGTTTGAGCGCAGCGTCGTGATGTTGTAGTAAAGGTTCTCGTCCTCAGTCACCGGGAAATTGCCGTTGCTGTTGGATGAGAAGCCAATGGCGTGATCCATCAGCACGTTTCGGCGGATCTGCGTGCCGATGCCTTTGTGGTTGCTGAATGCCGCTGCCGCGTTGCCGGCCACTGTGTTGCCCACGATCGACGCGCTCTTCGTGAGGGTCGTCCGGATGCCATATGAGCCGTTGCCGTAGATCGCGTTTTGCAGGATGACGTTGCCAATGCCGCCGTAAGAGACAATGCCGGCGCCCTCGTTGTACCGAGAGATGTTGTTCCGGACTGCACAACCCACCGTCCCGTCATCGAACTGGAAGCCTGGGCCTTCCGGTCCGTCAAAGTTGACCGTGTACTCTGCAATGCAGCGCTGAAACAGGACTGACGGTTGCGAGTACACCGCCTTGATGGCGATCGTGCGCGGGTCGATGCCGTTGAGGTTCACCAGCAGGGTGTTCGTGCCGTTGATGCCGAACTCATTCGCGCCTGGAGTGGCTGGCGTTGCGCTCCTTGTGAGCTGCGCCTGTGCGGCAAGCTGCATGGAGGCGTCGTCGCCAGCAGTCACCAGCAGCCACGTCGTCACATCCTGAGACGCCGTAGGGGCGCCATATCCGCCGTTGTTCTTGGCGCTGACGTTGATGGACCAGATGTTTCCGCTTACGTTGGTCCATCCGGCATTGCTGTCGAACAAAACATAGGCGCCAATCGTTCCCATGCCGTGACCAGGGGCCCACAGACCGCAGCGTGTGGCGCGGGAGTCGAGCACCTTGCCGGTGGCGCAGTCCGCGTACTTGATCCCGTGACCGCCGTTGTCCTCCACCACGCAATCGCGTGTGATCACGTTCGTGCAGGACAGGCCGCCCGTCTGGCGCGTGACGAAAATGCCGGTACAGGCTGCGCCAGATTGACCGCGCTCACCGTTGGCGGTCGCGTACAGCCTCGTCAGCGTCACGTCATCAACAGATTTCCCATCGAGCGGCGAGACCAAGAAGCCGTTTTGATAGGAGCGCGTGACGTGGAGGTCGGCGATGTCTATCTCATTGCCGCCACGCACCCAAATCGGGTGATAGATGGCGTAGTACCCATCGACGATTGGGTCCGCCGCGAGTGAGTCGCCGTAGCTGTTGAGGATGCACCGGCCAGAACCAGACCCCGCCGTGGTGTCGATGTTCGCCCGATGATTCGCACTGGCCGGCAGCATCGTCGTGCCGCGCTTCTGGCGGATGTTGTTGCCCTTCCAGAGGTTGCCAGTGTTGACGTTCAGGAACGACGCCCAGGGGCTGGCCTCAGACCCGTTCCCTGAGGTGTCGCTGCCGGCCTGCGGGTCGATGTAGTACGTCGCCATGGATCAGGCTCCGTAGATGATCTCTACGTGGTCGCGCAGAACCGAAATGGTCTCAGCCGCAGTCGCAGCGTTCCATTTGCACTCAACGGTGAGCGTCATCTCGGCAGTGGTGTCGATGGCCAATGTCGTGGGCGAGACGCCCGTTGTGCCAGGGAACGCTGCGGCATAGATCGATTGGTTAACCGTCTGGCTGTTCTTGTTCCAAAAAGAGACCTGCCAATCAACGCCAGCGACCACCGTTGTGTAGCTCGCGTCATGCCCGATCTGCACGCCGTTGACCTTGACGATAAATTGCTTCGTGGCCGCGCTGTTGTTGACTTGAAAAGTCATCCGGTAGCGCAGTAGGCCATTCGGCCCCAATAGCCCCGCTGGGATCGTCTTGGTGGCGATGGTTTGATACGTGGCGTCGCCTACTGCGTTTGCGCTGGCGCGGGAGCGGGTGGAGCCGTCCGGGGACAGGATCAGCGGGGCGTCGGTTGCGATGGTCGCGCCTGGGTAGATGCCACTTGCCGCCAACACCGCCAGGCTCCCGTCCGTCAGCGCAGCGGTATTGCCGTCATAGACAAGCGCCAGATTCGGGATCGTGTAGGTGGCGCTCGCGCCCACGGCGTTCAGCGTCACGATCGACTCATCAGGAATGCTGATCGTGGTTGCGCTGTAGATCCTCCGACCCGTGGGCCTTGTTTCAGCCAAAGGGGATGAGCAGTCGAACGTCACATATCCGCCAGCACCTGGCGTGATGGTGATGCTGTCCGTCTGACCAAAGTGGATTTCCTTGAAATTGCCTGCTGCAAGTGTTGCCATGATGGTCAGAAGTAGTCAGGGGTTACGGTCACCGCATCAACTCGCTGAGAGTTCAGGGCGCGAATGGTCGTCAGGCCAATGGCCTGCTTTTGAAGAAGCCGCGAGGCCTTGGGTTCGGGGGTTTCGTAGTCGTCCACCAGATCGCCGGCCACGACATCGATCAGGGCCCGCAAGCACGCTGTTTGGACGTCAGGCGCTGCGCCGTTCTCGGTGTCGGCGGCGATCGCTTGGTATGTCAGCTTCGCCGTGTAGGACAGATCCGGGACAGGCCAGAGCCGGATGGTTGATCCGCTGAAGAAGGCCTTCACGGGCTCGCCTTGGCTTGCCTTGTCCTGAATGGCTTGGTATTCGCGGTGCCCGATGATCTCGATGGGTTGCTCGTCCGAGCCGACCACCAAAGACAACGAGACAGGGAATAGAAAGTCGGTCGGCGAGACGGTCGCAGTCACCTGGCCAGCCGTCAGGCTGACGTTGGTGGCCGCGCCGCTCACCTGCCACCAAAGCACCCCAATGGCGTGCAGCTCCTTCAGGCGGAGATCGGTTGCGTCGCACACCTTGGCGAAGTCACGCCCTGATGCAGTGCCGCCGACAGGAAGGACGCCCAGCTTTTGCAGGACATCACCCGCGAACTGCTCTCGCGTCCGCGTGAAGGAGTAAGTCGGCATGGCTTACTTCGCCTTGGGCGGGCGCCCGCGCCGCTTTGCCTCGGCCTGCTCGCCTGGCTCCACAACGTCAGCCGCCTGGACTTCGGTTGCGGACGGTGCCGGGTCCAGCACCTCGACGCCGTCGAAGACCTCGACAAAATGGCTGTTGCCGCGCAGCTTGCGGATGGCATGATCTCCGGTGACCTCGGTTGCCTGTCCGCTGCGGAACTGGAAGCCGAACGCTTCCATGTCCTTGTGATCACCTGTGTAGATGAAACTCGCCATCAGGGCACCACGTAGTAAACGACCACCGACAGCGTGCCGGCAGCGAACGTTGCGGCGGTAGCCACGCAGGTCACCGTGACGATGGTTTCAGCGGCGAAGGTCTTGGGCCCGTCAGTCACGAGCACGCCGCCGAACGCGTAGTTGTAGCCAGACTCTGGCTTGATGCCAGCGACCGTGTCCGTACCCAGCACGCCCAGGTTGCCGAAGCCGTCAGAGTCGGCCGCATCGGTGCCATTGGCAGCCCAGCCCACATCCAGATCCAGCGTTTCGGTGGCGTTGGTGTCGAGGTCATCGGAGTAGATCCGACCCCCTACAACGATTGCGCCAGCCGGCAGCTTGCACATCTGGTAGACATCGGCGGCAACCGGGTTTGCCGACACTTCGATGGTCCCGTAAGCCACGCTCAGCAGGCCCGACCCGCTGCCCTGAAATACAGGGAAGCTGTCGGCCGCACGAGTTGCGGTAAAAGTAGCCATATCGATTCCTTAAAAGGAAAAGGGGGCCGAAGCCCCCTGGTGAGTGATCAAGTCAGCGATCAGGAATCTGCAACGCCTGCGGTGTAGACCGTCAGGACGCCGTGCTGCTTGAGGTCGTCGGTGTCGCCAGCGCCAGAGCCGAAGATCATCTTTTCGATGCCACGGATCTCAGACAGGCCCACGCCGTGGCGGAAGTCGTAGTCATCGACCTGGGTCGTGGTCTTCGTGCGCTTGGCCCACGCCACAGCCAGAGCCTGAGCACCAACGAGGTAGTTCGGGGCTACGTCGATCGAGCCGGCGCCGACGCCCGTCAGCGCAGCGATTTCGGGGATCTCGCGGTAGATGATCCCGTCAGCCACCAGATCGCCGCCAGTGAACAACGGGTTGTCCAGGCCACGATTGCGCGCGTCGCGGTTGAGCTGAAGCATCTCGGTGCTTTGCGAGAGGTCGCGGAAGGACTGCGGGTTGCAGAACATCACGAACCACTCTTCGTCTTCCTTGATGCGGATGGGGCGGATCTTCGGGCTGGCGTTCTGAGCCATGCGCTTGGCCAGGCGGCCGATGGCGGGCGTCAGCTTGTCGCTGGTGTTGTCGATGTTGGCCAGCGATGCCGAGTGGTCATTGCCCGAGTTGTTCGACTTGGCAGCACCGAACAGCACGCGGTCAGCGTTGTCCACCAGCCAGGCGTCCTTGTTCGTCTCGGATGCCGATGCGTAGGCCACGCCGTTGATCGAGCCCAAGGCGGTGATGATCTCATCACGCATCTTGGTCATGGACCAGAGCTTGAGCATCGTCTTGCCGGCGTTGCGCAGATCGATGGCGGACTTCTGCTCATCCCATTCGGTGATGGCAACGGCGTGGCGCAGCGGCTCCACGTAGACGCGGAACGATCGAGAGTCGAGCGCCTCTTCGTTGCCTTCCAGCGTGGTGTTGCCGGTCACGCCTGCGCCGGTCAGCTCGTTGACCAGAGCGAAGGTGACAGAGTCGCCCTTCTTCTTGCTCAAGTCTTCCTTGAGTTGGATGATTGCGTTTTCATCCGTGCCCATGTACCGGCGGAAGCGGTTTTCACGGACGTATGCTTTGAAGAACTCGTCGTCCCATTGCTGGGGCGTCAAGCCAGTGCGTGCGGTGGTCAATGCCATGATGTATTTCCTTTGCCGCTACAAAAGAAAAAGGCCCCGAAGGGCCTTATCTCTTGGTCGCGAGAACGTCGTCTAACGGTGTGGGTCCGTCGTACTGCTTGGGCTGGAATTGCCCGGTACGTGCGTCCCGTGCTTGTGTGAGCGTTTGTGGAAGGAATGGCTTGTTCTGCTGCGCCGTCTGTTCGGTCGCGGCATCCAGTTTGGTAAGGCGGATTTCGGCGATCTCGTCAACCATCTGGAGCGGCGGCAATGCATAGATGCGTTGCGCCTCTTCAGGATGCTTGCCGAGGTAGTAAGCGACCTCATGAGCCCGTTTCGTCGTCACCAGTGCTTGCTTGAACACCAGCGCTTGCGGCGTCTCCTGGGCCAGATAGGGCCCGAGTCCGCTGTTGATCACCGTGTCGAAGTCTTGAAAGGCTTGTTGACCCTTCGTAACGACCTCGTCAGCGGTGCGCTGCACTTGCTGTGCATGCTCTTGCGCTTGTTGCTCTTGCCGCTTCTGCTCGGCCTGGTGCTCGCGGCGTTTGTCGCCGTACTCAAGAAGCGCGTCTTCGTACTCTTCCTGGGTAGCGAACTCGTCGCGCTTCGGCCTGACGATGGCATCGGTCTGGGCCTGCTTGATAGGCTGCTTCAGGCGCTGCAATTCCGCTTCAAGCTGGGCGGCTTTCGCCTCCACCTCTTGACGGCGCTTGCGCTCCGCTGCAATACCTGCTTCCAGGCCTTTGCGATGCTTCTCGATGGGGTCTTCTTGCTGTCCTTGCTCCTGTTCAACCTGATCGTCTGCCGGCGTCGCAGATTCACTTGCGCCCGTGTCGTGCTCGACAACCTCTTCGGCTACCTCGTTCACAACCACATCAGAGAGAACATCACCCAAACTGGTGTCACCACTCATTTCCAACACTCCATAGCGCCCGATAACCCGGCGACGGTCAGCGCGCCCGAACCTCGGCGACAGGCCCAACGCAAAAAGCCCGCACTAGGCGGGCTCTCGGCTTCGGGGGGATTGGTTACTCTTGCGGCTCTTTGGCTTGCTGGGCCTCTTGAACCGCGCTGCGCACACCCTGCTCGGCATGCTGTGCTTCTTTGGTCTTTGCCTGAAGCTGAAGGATTGCGATCTGCTTGTCCTTCTCGAAAATCTGGCGCTCGTGTTGCAGCGCAACAGCCTGACGTTCGATCTCTTGCTTGGTTGCCTCAATCTCGGCAGGGGCAGCGTTTTGTGCCTCCATGGCCTTCAATCGAAGCTCGGCTTCCTTCAGCTCGATCTCTCGTGACTTCAACTTAAGCTCGGCCTGCTTGACCTGCATGTCGCCAGTCTTGTCCTGGGCAGCCATTTGGGCCTCTTGAAGCGCTTGCTGCATCTCTTGCATCTGCTGCTTCATCTGGACAATCTGCGGGCTCTCTTGCTCATCCTCGCCCTTCAGGCGGGCTATCAGCTTGTCTTTGTTGCGCAGGCTGGATGCCTCGATGAGCGCTTCGAACAACTGCGGCGGCATGCTGGCCGCCTGCGGAGCGATCTTCACAAGGGCGTCGAACTGCTCGCCCTGGAGCGCTGCGGATGCCGGCACGTCGTCCAGCACGATATCCACATCCAGTTCGGCGACGTTGTTCTTTGTGCCCACGATCACCTGCATGCGCGGGTCCATCTTGGCTTGCTGCTCCATCTCGGGCGTGATCCGCTTGCCTTGGCTGCGCAGCTCATCCAGCAACTGCTCGCCCATGGTCAGTGGCTGATTCAGACCAACGAACTTGACGTTCTTCTCGTCGTCGGTGACACGCACCCACTTTTCGGCGGTCCAGAATTGGCGGATGCGGTTCCAAACCTTGCGGTACACGTCATGCTGGAACTGCTTGAACGCGTCGAACACGGGCCCCAGCTCGTTCAAGCCCTGCTCACTGCGGGCGATCAGGGCGCGCCCCGACATGTTCCGCTGTTCCGTGCCTGACAGCGCAGCATTCACACCAACCGCGTCAATCTCGCTCTTGGCCTCTTGCAGCAGGTCAAACTGCGCCTTTGCCATGTCTGTGGTCGGGATGATCCCGAAATCCTCGCCGAACTTGGCGCCGCCATCCATCTCAACGTGCCCATCAGGCTTGGCAAGCTCCTGGCGAACCTTGTTCTTGTCTCCCGTCAAAGCGTTGCCGAAGGTCTGACGCACGTTCATCAGGTGCAGCGCCTTGGACCGGCGCTTGTTGATCTCATCCTGAAGGCTGATCCAGCGGCGCACCACACCGAAGCGATTGCCGTCGCGGTCGATGTAGCAAGACCCAAAGACGAAGCCGTCATCAGGCTCGCCATCCTCGTTCACGAACGACGATTCGCCGCGCTCCAGAATGCCGGCCCTGGTGAAGGCGGTATAGAAGAACTTCCCGCCCTCCTTCGTCCACATCTCGACAATGCGAACGCGCTTGCGTTTCGGGTCTGCCCAACGAGTGCGAGGCACATCGCTATAGGTGTCGCCGTCTGAGCCTTCGCCGGAAATAGTCGATTCAATGGCGTCTTCCTTGCCCGGGTACTTCAGGAGAGCCTCTTCCAGGTCCATCCAGACGAACTGGCCCTTGTAGTTGCCGTCCGACCAGTTGCGCATGCGGCTGTGCGGGTCGCCGAACTTGCGGTCCCACATGATGGGCAGCACCTCGATGCACATCTCGCCATTCTTGTCGTAGACCCGAACGTCAACACCACAGGAGCCCTCGACAATGAAGTTCTCGAAGCACTCAGACCGCACGCGATCCCAACGCTGATCCTCCATCACGAACCGCAGCGCATCCGTAGCCGCGTCAGCCGCGTCCTCATCCTGCGGCGTCCTGGGGTAGGCGCGCGGGTCTGTGCGGTGCTGCGCCTCCATGCCCAGCAGGAAGTCCACCTTAGGACCGATCCGGTCAATCGTGATGACAGGCTGGCCGCGCTTGTTGAGCTTCGCTTCCTCGGCCGAGGTCCACTGCTTGCCGTTGCGGTAGTCACGGTCACGCTCGCACTGTTGGCGGGCATCAGCCGTGCTTTGCTCCGCACTCTCGTACATCTGGACGAGCTTGGACAGCACCGCGTCATCACTGCTCGCGGTTTTGGTCTTCGCTTCTTCCATTACACGGTTTTCCAGTCTGTTGCGGTGTCTTCGTCGTCGCCAAAGGCTTTCGCCCACCTGTCAGGCTTTTTCTTCGCCTCTTCACGCTTTGCAATCGCTGGGTGCGCCTCATCAAGGGCGCGGCCTATCAGTGATGCCGTATCCACGTCGTCGTCGTGCTTGCCAGCCGGAAAACGGACGAACTCTTCGATGTCAGCGCCCGGCTCGAAATAGACGGCGCCCATCGCCAAGCGCGACTGAATGCCACGCGCCCGGGTCGGCTTATCCGCGATGCTCGCCACCCACTCCAGCCGACAGAACACGCGCCGCTCTCGCATGCGCCTGGTCAGCATCGGCTCGATGGCCTTTTGAATCACACCCGCCTCACCGAACCAAGCGATCGGCTTGTATCGGCTGATCAGGTTCAGCTTTTGCTCGATCCACTCATCCGCAGCGGTCTGCCCACGCCACCCATCGAGGCGGTGAATGTCACCGTTCGGCGCCACACCCCACACCCGATGGACTGTGTAGTCACCGCCACCATCCGTCACCGCGTAATCGCTGGTGCCGTAGATGTGCATGTCCTTTGGCTTCTCTGCCCAGAACTTGAACCATTCGCGCTTGAAATAGTCGCCCTCGTCACTCGCGGGCTGCTGCTGGTAGAGGGCCCACCATGAGCGCCGATCGCGCTTGGCCACCTCCACCATGTCGTCCGTGTACCACTCTGGCCAAAGGCGCTCGCCTGGCTTGCGGCCTAGCGGGTCGCCGGCCATCGCCTCCATCGGGATCTCGATGACATGCCACCGATCCCGCTCACGCTCCAGAATCCGGCCGCCCAAGTCATCCTCATGCCAGCGGGTCATGACCACGATCTGCCGCGCGCCAGGCTTCAGGCGGGTCAGCAGGTCATTCGTGTACCAGTCCCAAGCCTTTTCCCGGCTGCGCCCGCTGTCTGCGTCCTCGCGGCTTTTGACCGGGTCATCGATGATGGCTAGGTCAGCGCGGCGGCCAGTGATCGAGCCACCAACACCCGCAGCGAAGTACTCGCCGCCCAGCGTCGTGTCCCACCGGCCAGCCGATGCGCTGTCATCCGCCACACCAAGGCCGAAGACGTTGCCGAACTCCTTGACGGCCACAAGATTCCGCACCCGGCGCCCGAACCGCTCTGCCAGCTCCTGCGTGTGGCTAGCTGCGATCACCGACAGCTTCGGGTTGCGCCCCAGGAACCACGACGGAAACACAACCGAGGTGTATGTGCTCTTCGCCGATCCTGGCGGCATGCACACCATCAGGCGCTCTATCTCGCCCCGCTCCACCTTCTCCAAGGCATCCAGCAGCAATGCGTGGTGCTTTGCTGGCTTAAAACCGAGGTCTAGGTAGTCAATGAACGGGAGAATCCGCCCCTGCGCTTCCTTCCTGGCCAGCAACTCCTTGAGCAGCAAGGAGGGCGAGGATTTCGGCGGTTGAGAGGTCTCGCGGCGTTCTGTTGTCGTTGACATTCAGAGTGGACTCCGCCTTACCCCAAGCCCGATCCAGCAGCTTGTCAGCGGCAGTGACGCGGGCAGAGTGAGGCGCGGATGGATCACCCATCACCTCAGCAAGAGTGCGAATGGCGTCCTCTGTGTGCGCCTTCGCCATCTCTCTGACGTTGTCGGGGATCTTGGGCCTGCCGCTGGGGTTGCCGGACTGCCCTTTCTTGAAAGCCATTGTTTCTGCCTTGTTAGCAGTGCAGATTGGTGACCCGGCACTAGCACCGCTAACGGCGAATGCAGTGTGTGAGGCGGTGACGCCGGGTCGTAACTATTCAGGCTGGTACACAACGTCCTTGCGATGAAGGATCACATCACTGCGGCCATCGACCATGTGGCGGCATTCCTCATCCACTTCGCAGACGACTTGAGGGCCAGACCCTGGAAACTTGAAGCGAACCTTGAGCGCTGGGAGCTTGAGAAACAGAAGGCGAGCCCCCTGCTTGACGGACCCGTCTGCGAATGGGTTCTTGTTTGCCATGCGGAAATGAGAAAAGCCCCGGCACATTGCTGTGTCAGGGCTCATTTGCCGGCGACTCACCCTCCGCAAGGAGGGTAACGCCCATGCTGTTGCTACGTTTGGCTGTGATTATGCACAGTGTTTCATGTTCGTCAAGTGGTCTTTGCTTCGCCAATCATTGCGGCAGCAAGCACGATGGCGCGGCGGGTTGCGGCGTATGGGTCGCCGCCGTATTCCTCAAGGGCATCGTATTTGCCGCCACGATCAGTGTGACGCACACCGCACCGTCCGATTTCGCCGTCGATCACTATCTGCATGCAGCGGGATGGGTTGACACCAATCTTCACCGCCAGCCGCAGCGCGTCGCCGTCGTCTTCGTCGGCATTCCAGAGCGTGTGGCCACCTTGAGGGTGCAGGGCATTGAGGCTGCGCGTACGAAGCGCGAGGCGCCGCGACTCCTTCCATGTGTGAAGGCTCACCCTCTGATCGACCTGATACCCAGCCGCCTTAGCGGCCAGCTCTAAAAGCTCCAAAAGTTCCTTATCCGTCACACCGCCTCCTTAACTCGCAATCGATTCACCACCATTGTCCGCCCTTGAACAATCAGTTCAAAGAGCCCCTGCTTACTCACCCCCAGCAGTTCGCACGGCTTGACGTGGCTGCCGCGCTGCACATAGCACCACTGAACCGCGATCCTGTGCCGCTGCGGGATGTCCTTCATGACCTTCTGAACCGCGACGGCATCAAGGCCGTCAACCTCGGCTGAGGCGCTGGGCGCACTCTCGGCGTTCCTGGCGCGATAGTGGCGGAACATGGGGTGCACATTCCCCGGGTGGCCGCCTCGCTGCCACTTGGCCCAGTTCTCCAGGCGCTCGTGGATCTCGACCTGCTGGGGGTCTACGCGGTTGAAGTCAACGACGTTTTGCATAGTTCCTTTCATACAGCCAACAACTCACGCTCGCGCTCAAGCTCTTTGCACTTGGCGCGGTATGTGCGGATGATTTCTTTCAGGTCTTCGATGGAAGGATGACGCGGTGCTTGATCGGATTCGAGGGCCAATACGGCTTCCTCGCCAATTCGCTGAATGAGTCCGACTCGGTAATCGACGGCTCGCCCGCCCCCGTATCTGTTGCACTGCTTTCGCTGGGCGTGGGCGTTGCGCTCATCGAAACGCAAATGCGGAGCGCTCCCGACTGATCGGTAATGACCGCAGTCATAGTCACCCCCGACTTCGCCAGTTCCAAGAGGCAGGCCGCAGCAAATGCACGGCTTTCCGGCGTCTCGCAGACGTATGTAACGGTTGAATTCACGCTGTGCATCTTTCATCCACTCTGAGCGGGTCTTGAGCCGGTCCCGCGTTTCCCGGTCGCGCTTTCTTGATTCGCTGCGCTTGCGTGTCTCTTCCTGCTCGCGCTTGGCTCTGGCGACATCCAGGGCGCAAACCGGGCCGCAAACCTTCTGTCCCATGCGCTGTGGCTGGAAGGCTCTGCCGCAGGAGCGGACGGCGCACTTCTTGGCCTTGGGTGAGATGTTCTTGCTGTTCACCAGAACACCCCAAAGCCGCGAGGGCGCGAATCCCGGATCGCCTGACAAAGCTCGCGATGTTTGCGCGCCTCTTCCGCTTTCTTGGCCTCTTCCGCCCACAGCGCAAGAAGCGCAGAACGCTCCTCGTCCGTCTCGCACATCTGCATGCATTTGGCTCTGTATTCGGCCATGTGCATTTGGTATTGAATTTCAGCCAATACGGCCATCATTGATGCGGTCATGCTGTTTCATACTCCGGCGCAGTGAAGCGCACGCCCTGCTGAGCCGCGAACGCGCTCATCAGCTCCATCAGGTCGGACATCTCGCGGACGGTCATCTTTGAGGTGGACTGACCGAGGACGACAAAGCCGCCATCGAGGCCGGGCACCACGTCTTGGCGCTTCAGGCTGGCCGAGAAGACGTGCTTCCATTCCTCGGGCGTCAGCTTTCTGCCATGCCACACCACTTGCTGGCTGATCTCGGTCAACATCGCCCACATGCGCGCGTTCTGCTCCGTGCTGCGGGTCTTGGGCTTCACGTCAAGGCTGAACTCATGGCCAGCGACAAGCCAGGGCTTGAGGTCGCGGTAAAGGGCCGCGATAGCCGAATGAGCCTGCACGGGCTCGCGTAGGGTCAGGTGCGCTTTCACTTCTTCTGCTCCTTCCACCACCACCGGGCGAACTCGTCTTTCAGCCACGCCGCCTCAAACTTGCCCTCTTTGCGCTGGACTGCGTCGATGTACTCCCGGCGCTGCTGGGTGTCGCGCATGCCTTTCAGCGCTTCCATGTGGCGCTCTAGGGATTCATTGCTGGGGGTGGTGTTCATGCTGGAACCTTCAGCAGGCCAGCCTGGTAGGCCAGCGCCACGGCGTGGGTACGGTTCCTGGCCCCGATCGAGCCAAGGAGCCGGCATGTATGCCCCTTGACTGTCTCGGGCGCCAGCCCCATGGCCTTGCCGATTTCCTTGTCCGTCATGCCCTGCGCGATGAGATCCAGCACGGCCACTTGCTTGTCGGTCAGGCTTCGCATAAGTCCTCCTGCACCTGGTAGCGCTGCGCCACACGGAAAATGCTCTGCACCTTGACGTATTCCCTGGGGATGTCGTCGAAAGGCTGGCGCTGCTTCGGTTGCGGCGGGCTCTTGCGGTACGCGGCCAGCGCCCTCTCTCGGCATATCCGGGCCTTGGCCTCCTTCGACAGAACCAAGCCCATCACTTGCGCCATCGTCCGGCAGGAAGTCGCGGAGTGCTTCACCAGCGCAGACATGGCGCGAGGACCGATTACCGGGTACTTCTCGCGCATCAGCCGCTTCTCTTCGTCTGTCCATTTGTTTGCACTCATGCCGCGACCTCCGTGCGCCTTGTCAGCCCCATGGCAGACGCCTTGATCTGCACGGCATTGGCAGACTTGTTCAGGATCAAGCCAATCACCTTTGCTCTGTACCTACCGTACAAGCGGCGAATCACAATCAGATCTTCGTCGGTCCAAGTCATGCTTGCTTTCCTTCCAGCTGCATTGCCGGCATGACGTCAGATGCCAGCGTGAATTGCGTCTTGGGTGCGGTCGATCCAAGGCGGAGGACGTCGCTCGCCTTCTGCGGATCGCCGATCAACATGGGCGGCGAGACCTTGCGGCCATCGATGCGGTTCTGCGCCTCGTACTCGCCGATTAGCTTGGCGGGGTAGACCATGTCCGGTCTGCCCGAATACGCCCGGTACGCCTCGCAGAAGCGATGCTCCAGATAGCTCAACTCATTCAGATCAGAGCGGCACACCTTCGTCCAGCCGCCCAGGTCTTCGATGACGGCATGGATCACAGCGTCATCGAATGCAACCGATTGGTAGGCACCCACGCGCTGCATGGCATCGAAGGCCTTGGACCAAGCGATGCGCGCCCGATCGGTCTTTGTGCCGGCCATCTCACGGATGAGGTCGGCCGGCTTCGGCATGAACTGCCCACCCTCCGGGTTCTGAACAGCCTTGGCGAAGGCCTGCTCCACCTGCTCGATGTCGAAGCCCTCCAGGGCTTTCCACCACAGCAGCACAGCGCCTTCGCTGACACTTTTGCCGTACAGCTCGCTCATGGCCATCAAGGACATCGAGAACCGTTTGAAATCAACTTGCTTCATGGACTTCACCGAAAAAGCTTGGCTTCGAGGGATTGGGTTGCTTGGAGAGTGGCCGCTCCAGCGGCGGAAAGGCCCCCAGGAGGCGATGCGCGGGCTCCGGTAGGGGGTAGGGCAGCCGCGAGCCATTCAAGCGGCTGGAGCGGCTTTGCTTTGATGCAGTCGCGAAGCTTCGAAATCACCGCCTCGTCGCCGTGATCCTTGCGCAGCTTGCCGAGGAAGGATCGGGCTTGCTTCTCTGGCGTACCAGCGCTTGCAAGCATCGGCACGCCGTAGCCGAAAATGATCTCGACGGGGTCAGTGACCTTGACCGGCTTGGCGTCGAAGGCGCCCGTACCGATAGGTACGGATGTATTTCTCTCTATCTCTTCTCTTCTCTTCTCTAGCTCCGCATCCCGTCCGCTTTCTGTCCGGGGTTTGTCCGCATCGCATGCGGACATGTTGCGGACATCTTGCGGATCAGGTGCGGACTCTTTGCGCCCATTAGCTTTGCGCTGAGCTTCGGAGCACCGCCGTTTAGCTGAGGCACCGTTGTGTTCTTCGAATTTGACGATCACGACACCATCAGGCCCATCGACCAGCCAGCCGATCTGGCATAGCGCAGCAGCGAAGCCCGCCAAGCCCGTCTTGCGGTCGATCTGGCGCAGCGTCAGGCCGGGCATGAAGCCGTCTTCGGTGTGCTGGTCAGCAGCAGCCCAAAGCCAGTACAGCGCGCCGATGACAGGACCTTCTGTGCTTTCCGTGAGGTCGCACAGCCGCCCCACCCTGGGGTCGTCCCAGAGGTTGCCGCGCATCTTGATCCAGTCACCAGCCATTCCGATTCCTCAGGCTTCCGCCACTTCCTTAGCCTTGACGACGCGCCATGTCACGAGGTCGCCGCGCTTTCCGCGAACCAGCTTCTCGCCTTCACGCAGGAGGTAGCGGCCCTCTTCAAGGCGCTTCCAGGGGCAGGTCGATATGCCAAGCGCTTCCATCTCGCCGTAGGTCATGGCTTTGCGGCGCAGGTGGACGAACAGGCGTTCTGCTTGAGTTTTGGTGGGCTTAGTCATGCAGCCTCCTTGTTGCGCTGCTTGGCAATGCGTGATGAAATCTCACCGCTCAGCACGTCGTGCGCGTACTCAAGCAACGCAAGCGGGCGGTATTGCTGGGTGACAGATCCATCAGGCGCGGCCGGCACACGTTTGGCGGGCAAAGGAAACCCCTCCCGCTTCCATCCCGCTTCATGCCGGATGGTTACCAGCTCTTGGGCAAGCAACGCATTTGCTGCATCCACGACGAGGCAGTGCACCTGATCTTTCGTGCTCATTGCAGGGCCTCCAGTGCGGCGATGAGGAAGGGAAACGCCTGAGGGAAGTCCGCCACCGCATCTCCGGGCTTATGGCCGACCGCCTCCAGCAGGGGGCAGATAACTGCTGCGATTTCATCCAGCGAGTGATTGGCGCGAGCCGCATAGAAAGCATCGCAGTAGTCCTCTAAGGTCGGCGCCCTCTTCGCCTCCGCCATCTCAGCCGCATCAGCAAACGACACGACGGGCGGCGTGGTGGTGGTGGCGCCAGTACTGCTGATGACGGGCCAGGATTCGGGCTTGGAGAGGTCGAGATCGACGGACGGCTTAAGCGGCTTGACTGCGAAGTGAGAGCCCCGCTCGAATTCCTCGGCGTCTTCGCGTCGGATCTGCTCGGCGGTCTTCGGCTTGACCGGCTCCACCTTCCTCCCCAGCTTGGGCAGAGGGTCGAAAGGGTTGTCTGTGGATTGGAGGTAGGAGAGTTTCATGGTGGGCTCCTTACTTCTTGTGGGCCAACACCGCGCAGGCGCCCGCGATCCTCACGGTGGGGCGAATGGCGCACGATGCGGCGATTGGGTCTGAGCCACGCTCCACAAGAGTGACGATGGCATCGTTGTCTACTTTGTTGTTGTAGACACCTAAGCCGCACAACCCCACCAGGGAGGCGCACAAGATCGCGGCAACGTAATGTTCAAATTCCATGGGTCACACCTTCGAGTTAGCCCGCTTGATGCGGTCGGTCCGGGATTCCTGCTTGGGCGTCGGCAATGAGCGCTTAGGCAGGGGCGGGAATTGGTTTGGCAGAGGCCGGCCTACCTTGTCCACGCAGGCAGTGGCAGCCTTGCTGCGGATCGAGGTGGAGCTGATGTCCGCGGCCTTGATTGCGGGGGTGTAGTTGTGGAAGGGCCAGATGTTCATTGCATGCCTCCAATCGGGGTGAGCGTGCAGCCCTCAGCGATGGTCAATTCGGCCCGGCGCAGTGTTGTCTCGACCGCATTGCAAGGCGTGCAGCGCCGGTCGTTAGGGCGGGCCAGTTCCTGTTTGGTGATGGATGCCTGCCATACGGCGCCAGCCGTGTGGAAGACCTTCCCCGCCGCAATCACTATCTCCCGGTGCCCTTCAGGCAGTCCAGGGAACATGATGTTCATGACGTAATCGAAAGCCAGATCAAGCGTTGGCTCGGGATGCTCGATGATGCGGCGCATCAGTTCTCCGATTTAAGTTGGTGGGATGTCAGTGACTGAGCCGCTACCTTCAGGGCCTCCACGATCACATCCACCTTCCTGGGGTCGTAGCACTCCAGATCGGCAGGAACGATCTTCAAACCCAAAGCCGCAAGGAAGATGGCTCCGTCTTGCTTGAGCTTGGTTTTGACCTCGCTGACCTTGCTTTCAGGCCAGTTCAGTTCATCGGCGATTGCTGACTGCTTGACGCGCGACAGCGCGGCGTCGATAGCGTCGGCGTTATTGGTGTTCACGAAGGCTCCCGAAGGTTCACAAAGACGGGCGAAATTGCCCGAACAGGTACTGAATGACGTTCTGGCCATGGCTTGCAAAACTAGAAGCCATGGACACAACACACTTCCAACCAACACAGCGTGAGATCGAGGCCGTCCGGCGCTTGATCTGGGACGCACACATCACCGCAGCCATGTACGCGCTATGGAGGGATGACATGCGAGAGATTGAGTACATCGAGCACTTCGGAGAAGAGCCATGCTCAGAATGAAAGACCCGCCCACACACAGCAGCCGCAACCAGCAGATAGGCCGGGAGGTAAGCCAAACGCGTTCGCCTGAGCGAAACGGCTGCACTCGGGTGTGGGGCGGGGGAAGTCATGGGTTACAGCTGCGTGTAGCCGGACTCGAAGGCCTCGGCTGGGCTGAACGATGCGTAGCCGTCCTCGTAAACGACGTAGTAGCCGCCGCGCTTCGGGGTGTGCTTCATCACATAGGCGTCGCTCACAAAGAATGGCGTGTAGCCGGGCTCTTCGGGAGTGATCAGCACCTTGCCCAGGTGCTCGAAATCCATTGCCTTGATCTTGAGCGCATGCACCTTTTTGTGGCACTGGTACTGCGGCATTTCGCGCGCTGCCGAGGTGGCTGCTATAGCACCGCTGACAGGGCCGCCAGCGTCACCGAAATAGCCAAAGGGTTGATTCATCTCATCTCCTTAGCCGCCAAGACCCCAGGGCGGCGGGCTGGGTTAAAGGCGCTCTTTGGCGGAGAGGCGGACGCGCGTTCGCTCATCCCACAACTGGGCTTGATAGAAGTTGTGGCAGATTGCGCGGGCCCGGTGCCAGGACGGAACGCTGTAGCGAATCCCTGCGCACAGATTGATCACGCCAGAGATCAAGAACGCCAAGTCAAAGCGGGACCATTGCGCCGCGATGAATCCGGCGCCAATGCCAATGCATGCGCAGTTCAAGTAGAACCAGCCATGCGCCCGCGTGTGCTCAATGAAGGTCATGCGACGGATAGCCATGTCTCACCCCTTCGCCGTCTCGGCAGGCTTGCGCTTGGTGGGGGTGGAGAGTTCGGGCCAGAACTGGCAGATGGTCTCCAGGCCGGGGTTTTTTGTGTCGCCTCGCTTGATCTTCAGCAGTGTGTGAAAGGGCACGCCCGAACGCTTAGCGAGAGCCTGGAGGTCCGTCCGGCTGAGGGCAGCAAGTTTTTCGCGGACCTGCTGGGTGGTGGGGGGTTGAATTGCCATGCCACCATCGTACCGCGTTCGGTACAAGCACGTCAACCGCGTTCGGTATTTTTTATTCGGTACTGT